GCGGGAAATGTCAGTGTGTAGCTTGCACTTAATGTTCCGGGGGAACGAAGGGCTACATACTCACCGCCCGTTGTATCTTGAAGACGGAGTTGACCTTGAGCAGTGATGTCAATCTGCGTGGTGGACAAGGATGTACCGCTGAAAGTCAAGTTAGCTGAGTCAGTGAACTGGCCACCGGTAGTGAGGTAAGGAACGCGAGTTGTGGTGCCGTTGCTCCAAACAAGTTTGGGTACGGACACAGAGCCCGTGCCGTTAGGAGTCAACGTAATGTTGCCGTTCACACCTTGAGCGATCTGGATGGTGCCAGAGTTCGTACCGTTGTTGGTGGTCAGGTTCAAGCTGCCTGTACCGTTGGTGGTCAAAGTAGTGTCAGTGTTTGAGTCACCCATCTGCACGCGATCAGCAGACAAGATTACATCGCCTGTACCGTCAGGAGTCAGGGTGATGTTGCCGTTTGCGCCGTTGGCGATCACCACGGTGCCCGAGGTTGTGCCAGAGTTGGTAGACAGCGTGAGGTCAGCAGCACCACCGGTGGTTACCGTGAGAGCGCCTGCGCCATTAGATGTCAGGGTAGCAGCAGCGCCAGAGTCACCAACACGCACTGTGTCAGAGTCCAGTTGAACGTCGCCCGTACCATTGGGGGCAATGACAATGTTGCCGTTGGTATCGGTCGAAGAGATTGTGTTGCCATCAAGACGCAGGTTGTCTACGTTGATGAGCGTGGCCGCAGTTGTTGCGCCAATTGACACACCGTCAATCGTGCCGCCGTTGATGTCCACCAATGCAAGGTAGGCCGTACCGTCGATGTACAAGTCTTTCCACGAGTTGGCAACAGACCCCAGATCACGAGCGTTATCAGTTGAAGGCAACAAGTCAGTGTTGAATCTTGCTGTAGCAGTAATGGTATCGGTTGTAGCGTTACCCAGCGTGGTGTTGCCGTTGATTGTGGCATTACCACCTACGGTTAAATTGCCAGTAATGTTGCCATCAACAATGGTCGTCACGCAAGAGTTGACGTTGGTGCCGTCACAGAACAAGAACGCAGTATTGCCAACGGCAACTGCCACGCCTGTACCTGCGGAGGTCTTCAGAGTAACAGCGTAGGACGTGTTGTTTTGCAATACGTAGAGCTTGGCTGCGGCAGGGCAGATAATCTCAGCAGCGGCAGTCGGAGCGCCGCCACCAGTAGCTGCAACCAGCATGGCGCAACGTGACTCAGAGGTTGTACCGTTGGCTGTGGTCAGGGTGTGTGCGTTGCCAGTCCAAGTGTTGATCGTCGAGAGGCCAGCGATGGCTTGCTCAATCATCGAAGTGATGTTGTCGTTAACGACATCGCCCCATGTACCAGAGAGTTCGCCGGTGACGGGAAGCGCCAATTTAAGCGTTGGTGTGTATTGTGTGGTCATCTGTTTACCCTCTTATGTGACAACTTGTTGCCAGCCCGCAGTTTGCGTATCACTCACAACAACCCATGTGGGTGTTTGAGCATCGTTGATATTTTGCCAGTTTGCTGACTGTCCGTCATCTATCTGGCCCCAAACATTTACTTGTCCTATCTCACCCGTGGCGGAAACCCCAGTTGGAGTAGCTGTTGCGCCCGCTGCAACGGTTACGTTGCCAAGCTCCATTGTGCCCGATACGCCCGTAACGGAGACAACAATCGACAAGGCAAAGGTTACTTGGCCAACTGCGCCGGTAGCCTCTACACCCGTTGGGTATACGTTGGCTATACCTTCAACTGTAACGGTGCCAGTCTCGCCTGTGGCAGACACGCCAGTGGGGGTAACAACTGCTTCACCAACGATGGTGACAGTACCTACTTCGCCTGTGGCAGATACCCCAGTGGGGAAGATATTGGCTGTACCAGATACCTGTACGGTGCCAAGCTGGGTTGTGCCATCCACCCCTGTAACTTGGACAATGGCATCTGCCTGAACCACCACAGTACCAACTTGGCCCGTGGCTTGTAGCCCCGAGGGGTACACAATGGCATCGCCTGTAACATCAACGGCACCAATAAACCCGGTTGCTTCTACACCCGTGGGGAAAACCACGGCGGTGGCTACGACAGTAACCGTGCCTATGGCCCCCGTTGCGGAGACCCCAGTTACAAAAACATTTGCGTCAGCAGCAACAACAACAGAGCCTACTTGCCCTGTGGCTGACAAGCCTGAAGGGTAGACGTTTGCGTCTGCGGTGACAGCAACTGTACCGACAGCGCCGGTAGCAGTTACATCTGAATGGCCGACACCCCACCCTTGGGAGCCCCAAGCAACGCCCGAGGCACCCCAACCTTCAAAGGCTACCTTTGCATCAGCCACCTACTCACCGCTGTTAGGCGATGCGCAAGATCGCGTTGGTCGCGTCTGCGGCAGGGAACTGGATGGTGAAGTTGCCAGCGGTAGAAGTCTTGTCACCGCCAAAGTCCAGCACAGCAACCGCAGGGTTGGTTGTACCGTTGGCCAAGTAGATCAACGCGCCACGCGCAGTGATCGTAGCGGTTGACCATGTGGTATCCGCAAAGTCAATAAACGCTGTAGTGCCCGTTGACGTAGGTACTTGGCTAACTGTCAAAGTGTTGCCGCCCGCAGAGTAACCGGTGCCGGTGACTTCGTTAGATGTGCTGTATGCAGTCGTAGCTGCGCTCAGCGTAGCCGCTGACGTAAACAACGCGATTTTAAAAACTTGAGTTGTGCCTGTATCAAAATCAAAATCGGCGCTGAGGATGCCAACTTTGAACGAGGTGCACATTGCTTGTGTGATTGCCATTTCTTACTCCTTAACTTACTGGATTGCGGACTTGAACAGTGCGATACGTGTCTGTACGTAGCTTACCGTCACCCAAATTCTTCAAGAGGCCAATTGCCTGAACGTACAACTTCTCGTAGACCGCGATCATGTCAGGCTCACCCTTCATGAAGCGGATAGCCTCAATCAGTGCGCCGTTCAAGAGAGCGGAATCAAACTCAGTGCCCAGCCACGTAGTGCCTGCTGTGACAATGGACTCGGGGTAATAGCCGTAGTGCAACTCGGCACTGTACGACTGATCGGGTGTGGGGCCAACGATAAACGCAGAGGCATCGAAGATGGCGTAATACTTGGGAGTTGTGCGCGTGGCAGTTACATCCCGTGGGTACGCTTCGCGGATAAAGTTCACGTCCTTGTCAATCAAGTAGCAATACTCGCCATCGGACTTGATCACGGCCAGCGAATAAACGTAGAGGAAGTCAGACGGAATCTGGAGGTACTTGTTACCAGCCGTCATCGCTCCTGTTACGTTCTTGCGAATTGCAGGAATCTGCACCGTGTTGTAAATCTTCTGCTCAGCCTGCTCGGTGAACATAGCCAACTCCTGCGCAGAAAACTCGTTCTCGCAGATGTTCTCAATGTTGGTGCACAACTCGGTGTAGTTCATGCGCTACCTCTTAGGCCATTGGGCCGCGAGCCATTACGCCGTTGGTGGCTGCGCCAGTACCGCGAATTTTAATGCCGCTGGTTTTTGGGCCAGCATCATCACGCTTGTAGATGGTTCCAACAGACATGTTCACAGTATCAGCTTTGCTGTGGTCTGGGCCGCTGCCGGGGTTGCTTGACATCTTGACAGGCTTACCCTTCATTGTGTGCGGCTCAGCGTAAACGCTGGCAGCGCCAACTTCTTTACCCATCATTTTCTTGCTGTATGTAGCCATGATTAACCTCGCTTTTGTGCTGCAATTTTTGCCAAGCCACGGCCCATCGACTTCATGTCGGTGTTAGATTTGCCGCCGCCTTTGCCTGTACCACCAGTTTGGATGCCAACCGCAGGGCCACTGTTACCAAGGTTTTTACCTTCAGTCTTGCCTTTTTTAGCGATGCCATCAGCAGATTTTGTATACGCCATTTTGAACTCCTTATGTGATCACAACCGTTACTGTACCAACTTGTCCGATTCCCACCAAGTTATTTGGTGTGAGTTCAGAATCAAAATTACGGGACATGCCTACTGGAGCCCAGCCCCATTGGATGTTCCGACTACCTTCACCAATCGACCCAGTTGCGGTCGTACCCGACTGGTAGTACGTATTATCCTTACGTGGGTTCCGCAATGCTTGCGGATCGTCCACCGGATACATACCCAGTTGCAACTGCGGCTGGTCAGGTTCCCAACAAGATTTGCAGACCAATATGTTGACCTGCTTTGTCTTGATGATCAGTTCGCGCAACTCACGCAAACGGAATTGAAATCCGCAACGGTCGCAGATTGCAATCGCAATCTTGCCGGAGGCAAAACGGTTACCCATTAGCCACCCCCAATGTAGGAGCGACGCGGCACAAACCGAATCGCAGCCTTTTCTCTATCCTCTCCTGCTGCCAAGTCAAACTGTTCGTCGTATGCGGCTTTTAACATTGGGATGCGCGGCGCAAGTTCAGGCACCTTCATGGCAATGTGATAGGCCAAGCCAGCCGCTACGCAGGGCAAAAAGCGGAAATTCATATCTGCGGTCTCAACACCCGCTCCAGCATCCTGAATACGGCGCATACGCCAGTAAGCAAGCTGATAATAGGGCGAGGCTGCGGTGCCTTGATCTGGGGTTGGCCAGACGGTCACAGCGGGCACTTGGGGCCAATAAACTGAGGCTCCAGCAGTATGCGCGGCAGGGAAGGTGTCTTGTTGGCCACGGCCACAGTTAGAGAGCGTTCCTTGCGTGCTGCCTACAACAGTCGTAATGTAGCCGTAGCTGATGATTTCACTGTCCAGACGGATAAAACCCGCCGCTGGCAAAGCCGTCACGTCACTCAGGGTAATCGTGGTGGCGGTTGAGTTAATCGTGGACGACAACGTGCCAGCAGTCAGGCTTTCTTGGCCCGACATACGCTGAATCCAAATTTGGATTGGGCGTGCCTGCTGTAACTTGTTTGGGATCGTCGCGTACGTGGAGACACTGATGCGCGTGATTGAGAGGTCTGACTGCGTAGACACATTACCGGCACCTGTACGGATGACATGCTCCAGCAAGTCAATGGTGTCATTGGGTAGCGCGTAGGTGTTGACGCCTTGCACGAGGTTAATCACCCCTTGCTCAATCGTCCACATGTTAATGCCACGGTTCTGCCACTCGATGGTCATCAGATTCATGGAGCGACGTGCGGTGCGCAGGTCATAGCCTGTACGCATCTCGCGGCCAGCACGCTCCCACGATTCCTCAGCAATCTCTGTAAATTCGAGGTTGAAGCCGGAGGTGCCTGAAGTGCTCATTTACCGATACCCCGCTGTTTTCTTTGCAATCGTTTTAGGTTGGGCAACAAATTGTTTGCCCGCTGCCTTACCAGCCCGCTTAGCTTTTGTAGTAGCCGCGTACTCGGCAGGACTCAACGATTTTATAGCCTTTTCCGGCAAATAACGCTCACCTGTTTTTGAAGACGGCTTGCCGCTCTTGGTGCGCCACTTCTGGTCGCCCCAGTCTTTCAGGGATTGCTGGGGGGCTTTCATGTCAGTCCCTATACCCACCGCCAGCGGCTTTGTACTTCTTAGCCACAAGCTGTGCTTTACGGGCTGACCACTGGCCAGCCCCTGTACCCTGCGTTGCTGCGGCCTTTACCTGAGACACAATCCGCTTGCGTAGACTGGGCTTGGTGTAGTTACCAGCAGCATTGACTTTTCCGCCTGCGGCGTACTCAAGAAAGTCCGTATTGTCGCGGCGCTGACGTACCTGCCCATTCTCGGTAAAGTCCGTGTTGTCACGGCGCTTCTTTACCTTGGCTTTGGGCATTTTGTCTGGGTTAATGATACCCATACCGCGACTGGCTCTCATATCAGCACTTCCCGCCGCGCTTCATTTTGACCTGAGCACCTTTGGTCTTGCTTTTTACAGCGCCACCCTTTTTCATGCCGGGCATCATAGGTGCTTCAGGAGGCACGCTACGGGGCTTGGGAGCCATAGGCATGGGCTTTTTAGGCATAGGCTTCTTCATAGCCATAGGCGACTTAGGCATCGGCCTTTTCATGGGCGCAGACCCACCGTCGATGTCTTGTGGGGGTTTCCCCATCTCGGCGGTATAAATGCCACCATCATTGAATTTACGTTTTTTCATTAGCACATCCCACCTTTCTGCATGGTGATTTGTTTACCCTTGGTATGGCCCTTGGTCACACAACCGTCGGCGCGAGTGACACTGCCACCCTTTGCCAGCTTGGTCATGGGTTGGCCCTTGTGCAGACGGCCTTCGTGTTTGTTCACGGCCTTCTGCATCATGCCTTTGTCTTGCTTCATGTCTGCTTTAGCCATGCCACCTTTGTTCAGGAAAGCGGGCACTTTTTTGCCGTCTTTCATTTTCATAGGCATGCCACCGTCTGCGTACCCACCCATATTCATCTTTTTCATATCGCCACCTTTAGAAAATTTGCGACCTTTATCGGCCTCGTTAAAGTCTTTACCCACGGACTGTGGGACGCCTACTTTCTTAGCAAACTTTGGGTTGTTAGCCACAGCCGCCATGAAATTGTGTTGCTTCTTACTCGTGCTGGGCATTACAAACACCTGCCCTTAGTTTTACCGCGTTGAGCAATACCATCTCCACGCTTAGAAGCAGAACCAACTTTGCCACCTTCATTAAATTTTTTAGTCCACCTAACTCCATACCCTTTACCCACTTTAGCGGGTTCTAATGTTCCACCACCAATCGGAATACTTACAGCATCACGAAGATTTCTGCCGAGTGACGATGGTTCCCCAAAATTTGGGGTGCCTTCGCTTCTGGGTGGTGGGGGTGCTGGTGGCGGTGTAGGGTTTCCATTTGACATGATTATTTATCTCCCCGCTTGAATAAGCTGGTCAATTTTTGCTTCAAGTTTATTAAAGCGTTGGTCAATGTGGTTCGTAATTCGATCCACTTCTGCTTGAGTGACGTTATCACGGGCAACCTCCTCACGAGTTTTATTCAACAGGATACTGATACGAGCAAGCTCCCT